GGTTTAATTTTACTCATGATTGTGGTTCTCTTCTAACCTCGCCATATCTATATTGATCTCTTGTAGATTTACCCTCGCCAAGATTTTTAAGTAAGACTAATGCCTCTTGAAACTTTTGTTCATACACAGGCATCGTTTCATAATTTTTTAAATACATGGTTGCCTCTACTAATGTACCAAATAACATGGCATTTACTGCATTTTCTGACAACCATGTGCCAGATGTTGCTGACGTAAGTGATTGTGGTCTATAGAAGTAATGTAACTCAAATGTATAGTCAGAGTTTGGTGTAGGTGCTAGAATAAAAGTGTTTTCATCAAACTCAGCGTAGTATTTAGATTGTCCTGTAGTAGTTGATGCTGGAGTGTAATCTCTTATAAACGACACATGTTTTAAAAGAAGATAGTTGTAATTGCCACTGCTATCGATTAATGCTAAACTAAATGGCGATAAAAAATCTGATGGCATTGCTAAATAAGTGTTACCAGATGTGCTACTTCCTGTTACATTTTTCCTAAAAACATCTAGCTGTACAGCTTTTAGTATTCTTTCCTCAGCTGTTCTGATAAAATTAGGTATATTAGAAACAAGAGTGGACTCAGTGCTATCAAGATATTCTTGTACAGCAGTCGTTAATGTTGCACTAGTCCAACTCATACTACTACTGTGACCTCACCAACAGATGATGTAGCAACATATCCTGTAAATCCTGTTCCTATTGGATCAGCGAATGGGTTGTTGGTTGTTGTGCCAGATGTGCCATCAGCATTTTTTGTAGATCCTGTGGTTCGAACTGTTCCTAAGGAAAGTGTTTGTCTTACATCTGGTCTTGGATTGTATATTGCTTCAGGGTCACCTGTTATTCTTCTTGGTTCAAGTTGTGGATGTTTAGGATCATACATGTCGGGTCCAACTAATAGACCATTCCAAGTTTTTTTCATCTCGTTTAGCTTATACCTAAACCCACTTATATCACAGATGCCATACGCATTTTTACCAGAAGAATATGCCATCAGTACATAATCCTCGGTGTCAAGTTTACACTCGCTCTGTCCCTGTCTTCATCCGATGCTCTTTTCCATGCTTCCTCATACTCTAGTTTCAATATGCCAGCTTTTTGAGGATTTTTCTTCAATGCTATTTGATACGCTAATCCCATAGTCATACATGGTATAAACCTATGTGGTACCTCTTGATCCTGAGCAGATGCACTTACATCATCAATTCTTTGTAGTCTGTAGCTTACAAATTGATATTTTGTTACATCATCAGGTGTTGGGTATAGATATAAAACAGGTGTTTCCTTTCTTTCTACAAAAAACTGTGAAGGTCTGCCTGTTGCATTTTTGTCAGGTAGTCCGAGATATTCTTGCCTGCTAATTCTTTCAATAGTAATGTCGTTAAATGTTGAACTTGACTTACTGTCATAAACTCTTACAATTGCTTCTAACACATCGATATCAAAAGAATTTAAGGTGTAGGAAGACGTGCCTGAAACTAAGTCTAATGTGACTTGTTCTACAGTCCAAAGATTTATTCCTCTGTTAGACCAATCGGAAAACATAATATTGAGCGATCTTCTAGCAGAGGAAGCATCGTAGCCTGTTCTGAGTTCTAACCCAGCTAACTCGTATGCTTCTTCTATAACTTCAGCAGTATCTAGACTAAAAGTCTTTGTGCCTGATGTTGCCATACATTAGAATTCCTTTACAACAGTTATAACTATTACATAAGTGTCACCACTACTGTGTCCTGTAGTGGTGAGTTTAATGTCTCCAGTCTTGCCTGAGCCAGAGGTGTTTTGTATTCCACCATACTCTGAAAAGTCTAGTTGATCACTAAAGTCAGCATTTAGATTCAAACATATTGTGTCAGTTGTTGCATCCCACAAAAGTTTGACACTCATTCCGAATGTGGTGTAGTCTATCTTTGATAGTTTACATCCTGTACAAGTTGCACCATCAGTGCTTCGCACAGCTAGACCACTTACATCTACTTTAGTTACAGCAGACTCCCCAGAGCCATCTGAAGTGTTAGTTAATTGTAGTATGGCGATTCTATCGTTATCTAATATTGTAGTTGATGTGACTGCATCTGCCATAAATTACTCCTAGCAACCGACGTTAAGCCAGATTACGCTGTTATCAGTATCGCCATTCACGACCATAACTTGACCAATGATTGTAGATTCTCCCTCTACATCAGCATCTATTGGTTCAGCAGCACCTGCTGTAGTGTCCGATCTTACTGCAGCCTCACCTAATACTAATGTACCAGATGTAAGAACAGAAGCAGGTCCACTTGTTTGTATCCAACCGAACTGATCTGCAGTCATGTCTATCACAGTAACACCAATCACAGGTCCAGTTTCAGTAGCAGGAGCAACAATAAGGTCGTTCCAAGGATTGCTAATTAAATCTGCTTTAGAACTTGTTGTTAGAGCAGTTGCGACTGCATCATTTAAAGTGACAACCATGTTCGCACTTGCGTCTGCAGCAGGGTTGCTAGCAATACTTAGCAACTGTCCTTGCCCAGCAACATCGTTTATATGTAAATATCCATTTGCATATTGATTAAGAGTTGCAGCTGTTGAACCAAGTGTAACAGTTACAGATGTGGCACCTGCACTTGCTGCTGCTTGAACAGCAATATCTCTATGGTTGGCAACTGCAGCAGTAGTTTGAACAGTTTTACCAGCAGTGATTGCTGTTCCACCTATACCTGCATAAACGAATGTTTTATCGCCATAAACAAGTTTTGTTCCTAACGGAAACAATTGAGTAGAACTTTCTGCAAATGGGTTTACAGTGTTTTCTGGTGAGGCATTTTTACCTACAATAAAATCTGACTCTCTATTAGAACCACTTGTTGCATCTATTTGAAGATGAGTTCCTATAAGTTTACCATATGTTGTTTCGGTTCCTGTAGTAGAATCTGTTGTAACAGAAACGAAACCATTTGTTGAAGTAGACCTTAATGGTCCAGTAAAAGTTGAGTTTGCCATATTTTCCTCCCGTGGAAAAATAATCTATTGTCTTGGCTTGTCTGCTAGGTCAGTCAATAGATTTGTTAAAGTACCTAGGACTTCATTGTATATTGTTTTTCGGGAAAAAGAAAGGGAGCCTGAGCTCCCTTATTTAGATATTGAAACGATTACGCTCCAGGGGATCCGAAGATACCACGCCAATCACTAAAGCCAAAAGAATATCTTTCTCTTGCCTTATAACGCATATTGCCTGTTTCGAAGTCTCCCTCCATACCTGTTTGTAGAGGTGCTCTTTCGAAATGTTTTAACCCATTAGGCGAGTCCGTCTTAATGAAGAACGCGTCAGTATCGGTTAAAAAGTGGTTTACAACATATCCCTCAGGAATAGCACTCATATTGTTGATAGCGTTGATATCGTTATCTGAAGTGTTTACTCTTCCTGGAGTGTTCAACAATCTATCCGCCACAAACTGCAAACTTGGTGGAACGATTAACTTTCTTGCTTGAACTGCAGTTTTTAGACCACGCTCATCTTTAAATGCAGCGATGTCTATAATTGAGTTCTCAAGAGAAGTTTCGTTTAAGTCAGCAGAAGTGCTCAACTCATTTCTCTGATCACCAGCTGTCAAAGTTGGGTGGTCAGTAGTCATGAGAGGTTTTCCGTCGCCTCCTGGAAAGGAAGTTGAGAAACCATTATTAAGCACATTTGCAGCTTTCACTTGCTTGGTTTGACTCATAGATCTAGCCAATGCTCGTGTATATCTTGCTGAAATGCTATCATACAAGTTATCCTCAATAGCTTCTTCTGTGATAGAGAAAGCCAACGCCACTGTTTCATGAGAATATCTCGCAGTGAAAGTTTCTTGTGCGTAGTCATATGTGACTGCAGCACCTTCACCTTTCACAGGAGCCTCACCGAAACCAGAAAGCATTACCTCTTCTTCAAACGCTCTATCAGAGTTTTCTGTATCGAAAATTTCTGTATGCTCATTCTCGTATCTATCGTACTCGAGACCAAAAAGTGCGTTTAGTCCTGGCTCGAGTTCTTTAACTAATTGTGCTCTGTTAATTGCCATTATAATTCACCTTTTAGTCGTTACCGAATGTAGAAGCAGGGAATATAAAATAACCTCTAGCAAACTCAGCATTAGCAGTGTTACTAGGAGTATCCTTGTACGCTACTAAC